TTTAATGAAGTAAAGGCACAAATCACTCCAGAACTAGAAAACGCAGTTAACGAGATAGTTAAAGACTTTGATAAATGGCTAGAAACACAAATTGAAGCAACAATTAAAAAAATTAAGGAGTAGGTGATTAACCATGAAGTCTAAACGACTTCAATTAGAAGGAGGGCGCAAGCATAAACTAAAACTTAATGGAGTAGCCTTACTAGAGCAAGCAGAACAAAGTCCTCCTTCAACTCCAGATGAAGCTATAAGTATTTTAAAAGAGCTAGGCTTTAAAATTACAAGTGCACCTTACTCTGGGGCTACACTTATTACACCAAAGGGTGAGTTCGTAGAAATCTCTAATTACTATTTTTATGATGAAACACCTGAGTCTATACAATTTAGTGACCAGGTTATTCATAGTGAGCTAGAGTTGATGTTGTTTGGTGCAGGCTACTCTATAGTTAACTCAGAAGTAATGATAGAGCAGCTTAGTGGTGTTCCAACTTTAGAGCGTCTTGGTTTTATTCGTGCTAACCTAAATGAAGAATATCTATGTCTATATAAAGCAATTAGACCAACAACTGCACAGTATAACGCTATTAGACAGTTATTAGCAATTAGGGAGTTATCAAGGCGACGCCGCATTACAATCGACACAGGCGTAGATATAAGTTTATCATATGAGCAAGAATTTCAGTCATTACGTGTTACATATAACCCAAGGAGCTCTGAAGATATAGAATTCATAATAGATATTATTAAGCAATTCTATCGAACAGGGTTACTTGGTGAAGTAACTTATATGGAGTCTAAAAAAGCCTTACTAGAGCGAGATGAATTAGACATAACAAGAATACCACAAACTCCTGTACAAACACCAGAAGAAGCCATAACTGTTTTAATTACTACAAAAAATAAAAAGAAACCTAAAACTAAGGAGGCATATAATATGATTAAAGAAGCTAGGCTATCAGAGGGTCTGACTATTGAAGACATTGCAACCTTACATAGTGTACCTGTTAAACAAATTGAAGAACAGCTTGCTAAAGGCATTGAGGTTGAATATGAGCATACAGATGACACAAGCGAAGCTGCAAGAATTGCAATGGATCATTTAGTAGAAATACCTGATTACTATGATAGACTAGAAAAGATGGAAAAGTCTTATAAAACTAAGACAGAAGCACAAGTAGCGCATGTTACCCAAGAGTATAGTTTAGAAGAGCGCCTTAATGATATCACTGATAATATTAAGAAGTTAGAACAAGAAATCGCTGATGCCATTGAACGAAACGACTTCAAAACCTACGCAAACAAGGTAGCGTTTAAGAATGATCTAGTCAGAGAAAAGATGCAACTCAAAAATAAACTAGCAGCCCTTAAACAACTTAAAATTGATCGTGGTATTAAAGAAGCCACAGAAGGAGAAAGTATGAATAAAAAAGTAATTAACGAAAACTATTACAATGATGTAGAAGAAGCTTATGACATTCTAATCGAATACGGAATTGCGACAGAAGATGAAATCAACTTAGTCTGCAGTATTATCGGCTATAACATGGAAACAATGGAAGACATCCTATATGCTAGAACAGGATACAGAAGCTTTGATCAACTATTAGATGAATACAACTAATAATCACTTAAGGAGTTACTCAAGTTATGACAAAAGAAATGCAAGAGTTTGAACGTTTAAAGAACTTATATAACTCTGGTAAAACCCTATTATTAGATGCTGATGACCTCTACAATATTGTAGTTGGGAGTGGCCTTGTAACTAAAGATGCAGCTGACTTAGTATTAGCAGTAGCAAAAGTGCCACCATTTGATGTGCTGTCTGATATTATTTATTTTAAAACTGGACAAGTTAATGCTGGCCCTTTGCTAGCTGAGGCTTATGCTGGTCTACGGTTAACTGAGGCAACACAAGTCTCTAATGTACAAAGAGCTACTTGTTACCCTCAAAGTAAGCCACGGCCTAAAAAGACAACTAAGAAAACGCCTAAGAAGTAGATTTTAATTGCCCGTAGTGAAACTGGAGGTTTATAGTTCAATGAGTTTTTTTCAAGAAATACAACAAGAAAATATCTGGCTAGATTTTTTAGATAATGAAGGCTCTAAAGTAATGCCTGATACCAGACTTATTAAGCAAGTTCAAAAAATCATAGATAACAAAAGCTATACTAAGTTTGATACGGCTTACTTTAGAGACTTCCCAATTCCGCGTTACCACGAGATAAAGCAGTTTAATACAAAGAAAACAAGGAATGTCTTCATTTACCCTAAAGAGCAAAACATAGTTCTTAAAGTTTTAGCTTTTTATCTATTAAATCAATATAATGATAAGTTTGCATCTAACTCTCTTGCTTATACTAGGGGTAGGGGTGTTAAGTCTGCATTTAAGAAGCTAGAAAGTTTCCACCTTAAGTTAGACGACCAAGTCTTTAAGAATGACTTTTCTGATTACTTCAATCTCATTGACTTAAGTATCTTAAAGACGAAGCTAGACGCCTTCTTTGAAGATAAAGACAGAGATGTACAAAACTTTATTATGCAAATCTTAAGTAACCCTAATACAACCTATAAAGGAAAGCTTAGAGTATTTGAGCAAAAAGGTGTTATGGCAGGTACGCCTATTAGTGGAATACTAGCTAACATTTATATGCATGAATTAGATCTAGAGATGCAAGCAAAACACTTCAAGTATCTAAGGTATGCAGATGATACTCTTATTGTTGGTAAAGAAGCACTAGATTACTTTGTCAAACGTTTAGCTGGCCTTAATATTAAACTAAACCCTAAGAAAGAACAAATCTTTACCCTAAGAACAGGCATCACATTTTTAGGTTTTTACTACAAAGGTAGAACCATTGATATTTCCCCGGAAGCGAAAGCTAAGATGAAATCAAGAATGAAACGCCGTGCTAAATGGTATCGTAAATGGATGCTAGACCGAAACGTTAACAAGACTGTAGCATTAAAGCACTACATTAAGGGTATCAATGAAAAACTATATAGTTACTGGGATGACTCGGTTAACTGGTCCTTATGGTACTTACCTAATATCAATGTAACAGATTCAATCAAATTTTTAGATGAGTACTTTGTAAATTGTATTCGTTATCTTAATTCAGGTACTTGGAAACGTGGTAAGAAATATTATAGCTTAAGTTATCAAGAAATTAAAAAGCTTGGTTTTAGAAGCTTAATTAATACTTATTACCGAATTAAAAAGTGTATCAGGAATGGTACAAGTTTTGAAGACGTTATTAAGTAAAAACTACTAAAATAAAACAGCTCATGTATATATTATATAATGTAAGAGATATAATATTTTTTCGTATTAAGTTAAACAAAATAGTGAAAGGTAGACAATAAATGAAACAAGAAATTAAAAATAGTAAAGGAGAAATTTTTTATCAAGCAGTTGGCATTGTAAAATCATATAATGAACAAACTGGTTATGGTTTTATCTTTTCGATTGAAGAGCCTGACCGCGATATATATTTCCATTATACCCAAATTTTAACTAATGGTAAAAAAGTTTTAGATGTTGGTGATAAAGTTGAGTTCCTCTATAAAGAGTGTGAAAAAGGTTTAAGAGCGTTTTCTATTAAGAAAGTCGATTAAACATTTATGAACGGAAACTACAAAGATCTTCTTTATGTATCTAATCTCTATAAGATGTATGACGAGGAAGAACTATATAGCGCTTTCATCGATTATCTGTATACAGAAGAAGGACAAGACGCGGTTGATAAGTTTGAAGAGTTAGATGAATTAGAACAATTTAATCAGCTTGTTATCTTCGCTGAGAGTGTTCTTAAAGCTCATTATTATAGAACATTTATTACAGACTTAGAAGAAACTTCTGAAGCTAATGGTCCTGTTATTTGTAGTATTGATGGCAGTCAATTTAGATATGCTTATCCGTCGCTTGTTGAAGTTTATAATGACTTAATTAAGCCATTTATTGATCAAGTACCTGATGGTTTGGAAGTGTATATAGATACTAGAGATAGTAGCCTTGTATTTTCATTTGATGAACTCGATAAAGAGTTTATTGTAAAAGTAAGAAGAGCAACAAGAAACTTAGATCCAATTGAATGGATTGATTTTTTAGAAAGAGAACGAAGAGGTGATAATCGATGGGTCGCGTAATTACAGAGACTAGGCTTGGCAGTCTAAGCATTCTAGAATCCTATAAGCCAGCTAGTAATCCTAATTCCCCAGTTTTAGGTTCCTTTACGGTAGATGGTATTGTTGTTGAAAACACAATATCGCAAAATGGAACTTATTATGAATCTAAAGTATGGACACAACCTACTACTTTTGGTAAGGGTGGTAAGTTTTTTGATGAGAATGGTAAACTAAAACCATCAACACTCTTAGGTTCACTTGACCATCCAGCTAATGGTCAACCAGAAATGCGCTTTGAGAACTCTGCGATTGCTTGGCGTGATATTAAGAAAAATGGAAACAAGTGGCAAGGTACAGCAGACATTTTAAATACACCAGCAGGGCGCATTGTTAAAACCCATCTTGACTATGCTAAGCTTGTAGGTGGTGGTGAAGTCTTTGGTGTATCGCTTCGTGGCTTTGGTGAAACTGAGTCTGTAAGTAATGCTGCAGAGTCTTACGAAAGAATTATTCCTGAGTCTTTTGAGCTTATGAGTATTGATTTCGTATATGACCCATCATTTCGTAATACTGCAATGCTTGCAGAAAGTACTAAGCGTAGCAAGTTCAATCGTTTATTACTGGCAGAGTCAATTAGGAGACTTGCTAAACAAGACAAAGCCCATGCAAATGTCTATAAAGAATATGCAAATATTATTAAAGGTGGTAGTATGAAAAAAGAAGTTATTAAAGAAGCAACTGGTGCATTAACAATGATTGACTATTTAAAGCAAGGTTTAAAAGCGCTTAAAGACGATGCCCATAAGCTATACAATTTAGCATATAGTATTGAATCGATGGGTCAAGAAGCATTCACAGAAAAATACAAAGAAAAAGATTATGCTAAAACATTAAAAGAGCTTCGTTATGCTGAAAAGAAACTTCGTGAACAAATTGCTTATTGGGAAAACATTTTAGCTAATGCACCAAAATCTGTAAAATTAGCAGCTGTTACAGAAGCTAAAAAATCAGAAGAAGACGACCTAGAAGAGGTCTTGGCAGCTATTGAAGCTGACCTTGGTGACATACCTGAGGAAGAAGAAACTCCTGAGCCTGAAGAAGATAAAGAAGAAGAAACTCCTGAGCCTGAAGAAGATAAAGAAGACAAAGAAGATAAAGAAGACAAAGAAGACAAAGAAGAAGGCGAAGAAGATAATACAGAAGAATTAAGCGAAGAAGAGCTCTTAAAACAAATCGCAGATAAGCTTGAAGTACTTCAGGCGTCTGTTGATGAGCTTAAATCTCTTGTTCAACCTGTAGATCCATTTAGTGCAGAAACAGATCTTTCAGAAGAAGACGACCTAGAAGATGACCTAGACGTTGACTTAGAAGATGAAGAACTAGAAATCGAACTAGAACCTGAAGAAGACGAAGATCTTGACCTAGACCAACTATCTGAAGAAGAGCTTGAAGAGCTTTCTGATGAAGAGCTTGAGTACTTAAAGAAACAAGCTCGCTAACTAAGTTAAACAATCTCGTATAAACAAATCCGAGAAGCCCATATATAGTTTCACAAGTTATACGTAGTAAGTTATATCAGTTAGTCACATTAATAAAATATAAAATAAAAAGGAGAAGGAGAAATATATGGCAATCACAAAAGAACAACTCTTAGCTGAAATTGCAAAGCGCAAAGCTGCAAAAGCTGCGTTAGAAGCTAAAACTGCTAAAAAACGTGTAACAGAAGCTAAAGCTGTTCCTACCAAAATTGTTGTTGAAAAAGCTGAAATGAATAACATTAGTAAAGAACCTAAAACAATTCAAGAAGCTTTAAACAGACATATGAGCAAAGTTACAGATGCTCAACAAAAAGCAATGTATGCTGTCTTAACTGAAAACATTATTAAAGCAACTCAAACAATGTATGGTAATGGAACAGGTGTTTCTGTTATTAACGAAGCTACTCAAGCCGGTCCTTATATCGGTACAGCTGTTACTGGTAATGCAGCTGGCGTAGGCTTAGTAAAAACTTACTTCGACATTTTCTTTGGTTACTTCCCTAACCTTATTGCACACGAAATCGCGAGTGTTCAACCTATTAAAACTGAAAAAGCGATGGTATTCTTCTATCAATCAGTTGCGGGTTCTAGCAAAGGTGCTGTAACAGAAGGTCAAGTATTAATTGATCCATTCCAAATTAACACTAACACTGAATACACTTCTGATGAAGTAACTATTAGCACAGGGGATAATCCTGTTCCAGTATGGGGTCCAGTTATTCCTCGTAGTGTTAAAATTCCTGGTCAAGAGTTAACTTGGACAGATGACACAACTGCAACGTTTACAGTTGATTCTACAAGTTACACTGTAACTGTTACAGTAGCTGACAACACA